TTTATACCGAACCTCCATGTCAATAGAGTCGCATCGAACATGGCATTATGTGCGTATACCCAAGCATTTACCCAGTCAAACTTATCTAACCAGACCTTTGTCTCTTCCATCGTACCACTAAACCATTCAGTTGGTTCGTCATTAACTCTTACTGCAACTCCGATAACCTCGAAGTGAGGGTGATCTACATATGCTTGTGTACTTATTTTTGAAAGGGAGTACTCTCTGCTGTAAAAACTTTCTATGTCTACACCTACTACTAATGGCATAAATTATGCTCCTTCATAAAGGCTCTTACTTTTAATTCTAAATCCTTACCCAGCTCTATTTCTCTACGTAGTTTTGTACTTTTATCCATTGCTCTTACTCTCCAAATATAATGGTGGGCGGTCATTTGCTTCACACCTAATTGATCAGCTAGTAACCATGATTTTGTTTTTGCGTAATCTCTATTTCTAGCTTGAGCCTTTCTCGTAGCCCATATGCAATTATCTGGACCATAATCTTTATCTCCGTCAATGCGCTCTAATGTGTAGTCTTTATAAGGTTTTCTACCCATATCGTTTAAAAAGTTATTAAACTCTTTCCAAGAAATACAAGTTGATATCCCCCTACCACCGTAGTACTTATAATCGACTGAATTTTTATTAAAGCATCTATTGCGCATACTCTGCCAACTTCTATATTCTGGGGAAGCTACTCTTTTCCCATTTATTCTTTTTATTTCTCCGTGGCTAGTTCTCATAATTGTACTCAATAATAATGTAAAAAATCATATTATACCTACAAAGTTTTAGTAGTCAACCCCAATAATAACCATTCTTTTAAGTGTCCTATGTTAGTTTCATTTATCACAAAGGCAAAGCCCTTGGCAGTTTTTATTCTTTCTATTTCTCTAGCCTGTATAGCTGTCGCTTGCTTGTCGCCAGCTTTTGTTTCTATAGCTATTAAATATCCTTGATAACAGATTATAAAATCTGGAATATCTGACTTACCCTCACCAGAGCCTACATGCATACAATACCATGCTCCTACTTCAGCAAGTATATCTTTTACTTGCTTCTTGATAACTCCTTCCGGTGTCACTATTCTTCTCCAGCCATGTCGATTAGGTTATATGGGGTTGGAACTCCCACTGGCTCTTCATGTATTATGACTGTTGCTGGAGAATCTCCGTGATGAATGATCTCCATATTTCCCACATTTTGTATAAGAGTATTTCCTTTTCCCCCCATGTCCATAATAGTATAGCCCCCTGCTGTTTGTTCTATTGCTTGCATAGGTTGCCCAGGTGTTAAGATAAGTGACGCTGCCATAGATAGTGTGGGCATTAACAACATTAAAAATAGTATGGTTTTCATAGCTTCCCCTAGTGTAGAATTTTAGGTGTATCTAGAAAGGCACGGATCTCTTTAGCTAATACATTTCTTTCACTTCTTTTACAGCTTTCAATTAAGTTTTCAAGGGCATGGATTGTAGCGTTTTTATATAGAGAGTCGATAACATGCATGAAGTAGTCTCCGTTTGGTTCGTCATTTGGTACACTAAGTCCTATACCTAATTCATTCTCTACTATCTTTACTAGTACGTACACCCCTTCTTCATCATCTTCATCTTCTTCGAGTTCTTCTACCCAGTCTAACTGCTCAGCGTCTACCATTGTAATACTCCTGTTGCGTTTAAAATCCACATTAAATTAGTTATTATTAAACCCATTGTGGCAAACCGCACTGTCCTAACCAATGCATACATTCTAGCCGCTGCTGCATCTAACATTAAGGGCATACTTTCATTAGCATTTTCATCAAACTTATGTTCTTGATATGCTTCCCAAGATGTTAGTAGGTCTATTATTATATCTGCTGTTGGTATAGATAGGTTATCTCTTATTACTTTCATTTTATTATCTCTGATGTTTTATTATGTTTGCTTCCCATAAGGGAGTTTCTTTTTTACACTCATCACATATCTTTAAATTCAAACCATAATATTGCCTGAACTTTGTGCATTTGTGCGGCGGGCAAAACCAACCTTTAATCTTTTCAATCATCCCTTTGTACCTCAGCTAGTTTAGCTATGTAATGTGCCGCCTTCCCTGCATCTTGAGAGTGATCTTTCTTACCGTCTCTCATTGAATATTTAATTATGTTACCTTTAAGAAAACCTACAAACTCTTCATAAGTTAGTATAGACTCCATTACTGTCCAAGGTTGTATTGCCATATCTTTATAGTGGTTACCGCCAACTTGCATATCGTCTACATTGCTTTGTTTTGGTTTCCATACAGCTTTTACATTTGTTTCTTCATTTATCATATTAGGATAGCTCCAAAGGTTTATTGGGGGAAATACAAAGTCAGCCCATTTCATTTTCTTTTAGGGAGTCTTTCTCATTTAATCTCCCCTTAATGCGGCCTATTTCATCCTGTAGTAATTCCAGTGCATACGTTGCGATTTGTAACTGCTCTTCATCAGGTATTGATATATAATCATACGCAAGTCCAATAGCAAGGTGCCCATCTACTTCATCTTTATCAATATCTACTTTATATTTATAAAAGACAATCATCTCTATAAGGTTTTCACTATTTGTAATATCTTCACTCATCGCTTCTTACTCCTCTCTACTATTTCACTTTTTTGTATAGCTCATGTATAGCTTTTTTCTTTGCATTGAGTTGATCCATTAAATACATAGCTATTATTGTTTCACTACGTATTTCTTCCAACACTTCTTCTAGTTCGATTATTGCTATATCGGGTTCTTCACTCATTTCCCACCTCACGTTCATAGTCATCACGGCATTGTTCATCACACCAGCGTCTACCATCAATTACTTCATCATCACAGAACCAACATCTATTAGACTCGTTTTGGTATATATCCAGTGGTTTGCCACGTTGTAGTGCTATCTGTTTCTCTAAGATTAGTTGTGCCTGGTCATTTGCTTTATCTATTACGTCACCCATAGTTCTCCCTCGCTTTAAATGGGTTTTTCTTTTTACGATTCTTATTACTTGTTTTGTTAGCCATAGTTCTAGCAGTGCGCCAACAGAGTGGCATTTAATACCATGGAAGCAATAAGGACGGCGGTTAATACTACTCCTATCATGCGATACTTGTTGGCTCTCTTAGTAAGCTCATCACAATTATAAAATCTCATCTTCTTTACCTTGTTCAAGTTTTGAAATGTCGGCTAGTATAGCATAGTACCCACAATAAGACAGGCAAGCTTCATAAGACCCATCCCCTGTCTCTGACCAAACACTACATTGGTCTAGTACTCTATCTGCTTTTTCTTTAAGCTCTTCAATTTTCATAACTCACCCCTGTTGAGCCAAAACCTTTATCATTACGAGTTGTTTCGTCTAGATCTTCTACTACTTCAAATACTACAGCAGGTACGGGTACGATCATTAGCTGTGCGATGCGATCTCCAGGATTGATGTACAATACGTCTTCACCATAATTACATAGTAAGACCTTTATCTCACCCCGGTATCCTGCATCAATAACTCCTGCTCCAACCTCTATACTATTCTTTACAGCAAGTCCGCTACGAGACTTAATAATACCGCAGTAACCTTCAGGTATTGCCATACGTACACCTGTGCTAATTAACTTCCTGCTGTAACCATACACGAGGTTTTCCTCACTAGCCTCAATATCAAAAGCTGCGTCAGATGGATGGGCTTTGTTTAATCTCTTTGTTGTTTTAATTATCATTACGCTTTCTCCATATCAATAGGTGCATTTATCTCTTTCATATAATCTAACACCGCTTGTGCTAAAACACTTTTGTTATCTTGTCTCATACATAGCACTAGGCGTTTTATATTATCTTGTTGTACATCAAATTCAAGCTGCTCTAAAAAGGCTTTAAATACTCCAAAGTTCTCTTGCTCATGGTTAAAGTCAATAACCCATCTATCATGTTCGGTGCGATAGTTTAGTATTATTTGGTTACTCATCACTCACCCCTGTTCTCTTTGTTTCGTTCCTCATAGTACTCATCTATAAAGTATTTAAAGGTGTCAGCAAACTTTAAGTCTACAGTTTTAACATAGGCGTGTATCCCATCTGCATATAACGCCCACTCTTCGTTGTACCACTCCTCCATATCAGTAGGTAATGACTTGATATAGGATTTTAAATCTTCTAAATCTATTGTTATCTTACTCATCTCTTTTCTCCTCATCTGTTGCTAAACCTACAGGGCTGCCCATCATATGATCTGCAAATCCTTGCATGGCGGTATTAAATGTTTCAGCATCTACCGATGCTCTTAGTTCTTCAATAGCTTTCATAAAATATTTTATTGTTTCATCTCTAGTCATTGCCATTTTTCTTCTTCCTTTCTTCTAACATTGCGTCGGCATAGGCATATGCTGACTTACTTAGAGCATGTTTATTTTTCTGCTCTCTTTTTGGGTATAATAAATCTTCAGGATCGCACCCCATATATTGAATAAACCCCTGCATCACAGCTGTTGCTATCTTGTCTCTTAGTTCAGTCATCTTTTTTTCTTCCCCTCTGCTAGCATTCTCTCTTCTAACATTGCGTCTGCTATTTGGTAAGCCGCCTTTGGTAATGAATCTATTCCCAGCTTATGTGCTATTAACCCCTGCATAGCCATGCCAGCAAAGTGGTCACGTAGTGATATTCCTTCTCGTATGTCTTCTCGCAATTCTTCTCGTAGCTTACTATTTTCTTCTGCTAATTTAAGTATATGCTTATCACGTACAAGTATTTTTTCTTTAGCCCACTTTAATTCCAAGTCCATAGGTATTGTTAATCTTTCATGTTCAACGCTCATCTCATCCTCCAATACATGCTGTGCATGGCTTTAGTAGCCCTTAGGCTATGTGGGATATACTCAAATTTATAGTTATTACATTCTCTTTTAGCATCTAAAAACCATGCTACACGACACCATTTATTTTTAATTTTCATTCCCCACCTCCAATATCGTGTGCTTTTTCAATAGCTTTGTTAGCTCCCCTATACGCCATGAGCAAATACATATAGCTACCGTTAACAACCCTATAGAAACTATCATTCCCCACCTCCAATGCCGTGATACTTTTCAGCATCTCTAAAACCCAAATAATATCCTGCAATGCCCTCGTCTGTTATATTAGCCTCAGCAAGTACATCGAGTTTATCTTCGCTTAAAGGCTCACGTTTTGGCGGTGCTGTGTATAGCGGTATTACTTCAAATATTTCCCTGTGGTACAAAAAGGGTGTTAAATCAGATACTTGTGTTCTATAACCTGTTTCTTTATTAACTATTATCCAAGCCACAGGCTCTTGCTTAACCTGTTTCGCCAAATCATCTACCGTAACATCTGATATTGGCGATTCTATTGCAGCCTTCATTCGTTCTAAATCAAAGTTAAATTCAGGCTCTTGCTCAGGTTGGGCGAGGAGTTGTTGAATTTCTTTAATAAAATGTAGAGGTATCCTAGACTCACTATAGCTTGATATCCTTCTTAACAACTCTCTTTCTTTACTCATCACATCCCCCCAAATTCAATAAAAAAATTACACACTTCGTCATCATCTATTTCTTTCTTAACGTCCATGTGCCAGATGTAATTCTGTGTGTCTATCTCAATGGTCAGGTATCTCTGGCATACGTTCTTTTGGTTGCAGTCTGTACCCATACACCGTGCATTGCTAGTTGGTAGTGGGTATTTCATTGTGTTTAACTTCATTTCTCCCCCTCTATCTCAATGTAGTCCCCAATACGAGGAGCATCCTCACCCGTTGCTTTTTTATAATAGTCTTGCATTGCCATACCTTCCCATCCATCGTGCCATCCAGAAGGCACGGCCTTATATTCTTGTTTTACTGCTGATAATGTACTTACCGCTGCGCCTGTTGTTTTTGCTATGCTTGCTAGGCTATAGCCCTTACTATATAAAACTTGCAACATTAGTGCGTAGTCAACGTCTCTACCCATAATCCCCTCAATCTTGTTCTTTCGTCCTCACAATGAGATATGACTGCTTTATTATTTTTCATGAAGTTCACAATGTGAACCGCAGCCCCTGTGAGTTTGATTAGTTTTCTTTTTGTTGAATAGAAGGCGACTACCTCCCGTATGAATGGCATCCATTCCTCAATCTCTATTCGGCAGTATAAGTTACTACCATCGCACATAGCCATCTTTGGCTTAGGCATCTTATAAGACTCGGTCTTACTTATCTTTTGTGCTACATTTTCTCTTACACCTATTAGTCTAGCAACGGACTTCAAGGTCATCATTGGGCTACTTTCTTCTTCCTGGAGTTGTTTTTCTTTATTCTTGTAGTACCAGGCTAACTTTTCTGATCTATGTTTTTCTTCGTTAGCTTCAAATTTAGCTACACGTTTAAGGCGTAGTGCTTCTTTATTTTTTTCTCTATACTCTTTATTTCTCAGAGCTTTCTTTATCTGTTCTTCTGTTGTCATAAGTCCTCCATTAGTTAATTGAATGCTGACCTATTGATTATGGTACTTACATTAGCCCTTACCTTTTACCTATCCTCTATACTCAAGATGATTAGCAGTTAATATAGAGGTGGCATCAATAGTACTTCAAGCCGTCAGCGTAGCCTTTAACATCCTTGTTGCGATATTTCCTTGGAGAGTAGGGCACTGCGTAATATTATTTGTGTCGGCTAAATGCTGCGATGGCAGCGACTCGCCCATGATTTAAATCTTTCTTCAGTATGTCTTCGTTAGTTAGTAGAGCTTCGTTCACATTAGTTATTGCTCGGAAGGCTTTATTAATTTCAGAAGATAAAGACTTTTTTAACTTCTCTACCGCAACATCTGATTGTCTGTTGGGTAGCACTATAAGGTAACCTTTGCCCCTCACATTAGTAAGGTACATCTTATGATCTTCTAAAAGACTTTTCTTTACACCTTCCAGCATACCTAGGAACTCAAAAGCATAAGCTTCAAATTGTTTTTTAGACCCATAAGTAGGCAATTTAAGTTTAAAGTTGTCCGCTAACCATTCGTTTGTTACAACATCGCCATAGTCAAACATGAGTGCAATGTCATTAGCTACTTTTAAATGAGGTTTATCTACTTCTTCTATGTATGTATTGTTGTCAGTTATCATGCTAATATCTCCGCTGTGAATCTACCAAATGTACCACCTTTTTCAGGTCTAAATCCACCGATACCTACGAACATCCCTGCATTATCTATAGACTGTTTCAACTGGTTAACATCTAATACATTCTCATCATATAATAAACTGAAGGTAGTGTTCCAGGAAACAAACTTAGGACGGTAACATATAACTCTTGCTTGTGATACCACTACGCTACGTCTATCTAAATAGCGTTGCTCCCATAACTGTTCTATAGTTAACTTCTTACCGTATTCTAAAGGAGATAGCTCGTTCTCCATCATTGTTCCACGTTTAATCTGCATACCTAATTTGTTTAGCTTGCCACCATTAACAATCGCAGCTCTTATGTTTTGTGTAGGTAACACAACATTTAATTTATCATCCCAGTACAACAAACCACGCCATTGTGATTTAGCTATAGCATAGTGATCGTCTTCTGTTTTCTTACGTTTAGATGTAAGTTCTTTGTGGGCAATCGTTGCTTCGTCTAAAGGATCTGCAAGTCTGTCTGCTGATAATAAGATTGGTGATGTGCCTGTTAATTTAACTGTAATCTTTTTCATTTTATTTCTCTGTTATGGTTAATGTTATCCCCTTATGGGGCTTTGCTTTGCTCCGCTGTGCTTTGCTGTACTGCGCTTAGCTCAACTGCGCTCTGTGGTACGAATACCGCATTAATAACTACATGAATTACTAATACGCTACTTTGTAGCCTGTGCTGCGCTTTGCTAGACTAAGCTGTGCTTCGCTATGCTTTACTACGCTCCGCTCGGCTTCGCTGCGTGGTACGAATACCGCATTAATAACTACTGGAATTACTAATACGCTACTTTGTAGCCTTTGCTTTGCTAAGCTTAGCTAGGCTTCGCTTTGCTCTGCTGCGCTTCACTCTGTGGTACGAATACCGCACTAATAACTCTTAGAACTACTAGTACGCTACTTTGTAGCCTGTGCTTTGCTCGGCAGTGCTTCGCTTGGCTCCGCTTGGCTTTGCTGTGGTGCGCTGCGCTAGGCTTTGTGGTACGAATACCGCACTAATAACTCTTAGAACTATTAGTACGCTACTTTGTAGCCTTTGGTTTGCTCTACTGTGCTGAGCTTGGCTTCGCTAAGCTGCGCTTTGCTTAGCTTTGTGGTACGAATACCGCATTAATAACTACATGAATTACTAATACGCTACTTTGTAGCCTTTGCTGCGCTTTGCTACGCTCAGCTGGGCTGGGCTATGCTCGGCTTCTCTCTGCTATGTGGTACGAATACCGCACTAATAACTACATGAATTACTAATACGCTACTTTGTAGCCTGTGCTGTGCTGTGCTGCACTTCGTTGCACTTTGCTACGCTTAGCTATGCTTCGCTTTGCTTCGCTTTGTTTTTGTTATAATCCACACTCCTTCCAAAGTTTCTCCGCCAGTAAGTGGCGGATGGGGTTATTAGTTTTTACCGCATGGCGGTATTGTCTTCCGAGTTGTAAGCAATGTTTACTTATCGGAGCTTTAGCCGTAAACTTATCTCTTGCCATCGTATCGATGGGGGTTAACAGCAGTATTAATATCAGTTGGGATAGTCCCAACGTGCTTAACAGATTAGTCGTTAATGATTTCATTGTCAAGCTTTTTTGTTAAGTCAAAGAATGCACAGCGGTGTGCTGATTTTCCAACTTGCTTCTGACACATCTGCACAAAGCGAACATCCCTCTTATAGTCTTTGATGTCCTCATTCTCATAAGCCCCTGATTTTAATACACTTACCAATACATACAAGTGCTTGTATACTGTCTTCCCGTCCAAGGTTGTCCCCTGTTCGTATCTTGCGATCCACTCTTCCCTAGGCAGTATCGGTCTGAATTCCTTTTCGTATAGTGTAGTCACTCCTTTTTCATCTGTTTTAAACTCCCTTATGTTTTTAAATATTGCATCTGTATCTCGTGCTATGAGTTCATCAAGACCTTTGCTGTATATCTTATGTTTGGGCAATATGATCTCTTTCTTTATCGTCTTTATTGGACTTGGCTCAGGCATTATCCGTTTCCGTCTTCCCTGACTGAGCATTGAGTAACTGTCCTCATAGAATTTCTTAGCCTCTTTTATCGCTTCATATAAGTCTTCCCATAGGGCTAGGTGTTCATATGCTTTCTGCCACTCCATTAGTCGTGTGTTTAAGCTCTTTAACCTCGGTGCTACTTCTTTAGCTCTAGCGGTTAGTTTGGCTGTGTTTGCGACCTGTAGCGGTCTCCCTTTTCTTTTGCGTATGCGTGATGTTGCGTCGCCTTGCTCACCGTACGATAGGTCAAATGCCAGGCAATAGATGGGTTTCGCTTTATATCCAGTTCCTGCTGATATCCGTTTCAAGAGCGTTCCACAGTATGCGGACGACTTCCGCCATATGACTGCTTCCTCTACCAAATGCTCCTGCGTTATAAAACGTGAGTCAACATACAGCATATTTTTATCTACTTCATACCTTATATATACGCTCATCGGGATAACCCCATGCTCAAGAGGCACTCCTTTCTTTTTGTCATGTACTGCGAACGTATAGTGGGGGAAGGCTTTTATTAGTTCTTGTGGTGTCATCTTAACCGCCTACATGTGATGTCTTTTTCATGCAGGGATCTCTAGGCACACTCTCAACCCATTCCGCTCCATCGTATGCAGCAGGGAAGTACACATAATTAGTTGTCCATGCTGTAAATGGTTTGCCTTTTGGTAGTCCGTAACTCTCCCCATCAAACTCTTGTAGCATCTCCGCTTCCGTTAAGGTTGTAGCAAGTGAAGCTATGTCCTCGCCCAATGATCGCACTTCGTCTTCTATTTCTTTTTTCCAGTTCATTGTGATATATCCCCTTCTTGGAAGTTCTTTCTGTTAGTCGGTAGTTCAAGCACTTCATAAATCTTAGCCTCCATTTTACCTTTCACACCGCTGGGAGCATCATCTACTATGAACATACCTGATCTTGTCTTGTGTATAGTGACCTTAGAGGTGTCGCTTTGTTGTCCTGTTACATAACCTAAGCCGAATGTAAAAAGAGCTGTGAGTGTAATTGTTGCTAATACGTTTTTAGTGTCCATTAGAATGCTCCTAAAATTGGGATTAAGTCATTACACGTTGCTTCTGTTATTTCTTTGTAGTTATCTATGTAAGTTAAGCATCCGTTAGGTTGTTCATATGTTCCCTCTATCTCTTCACTTACTGGATCGTCCTCGCTATACCATGTTGAACATAGTTCTTTAAGTTTATCTTCAATCGTTTCATCTGTTGCCCGCACAAGCACGCTAGTTCTGAACTCCATGTCGTAGTAACTATCTATGATGTTAGCTATGTAGTATCGGTTTGTATCGCTCATTGTATTACCTCCATCCACGCACCTTTTTTATGCCATGTAGCAATGTGCCTGTCGTGTGAATAATATAAAGATAAGTTAATATCTTCCTCTTTTCTCAAGTCCCTTTTTACATTCTTATAATGTCTACATACTACCTCCTCGAATTTAGCTCTTGAGAATTTCGTGTATTTCCATTTAGTTAGTGCCATTGTCTTTCTCCAGTTTTATTATGGTTTTCTTAATTTTAACCTCGCCCTTGGCGAGGAGTTCTCTGTATGCTTCCATAGCTTTGGTGGTTTGCTGGACTGTATATCCTCCACCTGCGACATCGAGTAATACTCTGTGTGCGTTATTTTTTGTCGTTGTTAAGATCATCGTAGTCCCCTAAATTAAATCTTTTAGTTCAGCCACAGGCACGATCCTGTAATCATTACGATCATAATCCATGCCTTGCTCTTCCATCTCTTCAATCAAGTCGTCAATCTCTTCTTGTGCTTCCTCTGGGCTTTCAAAGTATGATGTATCTTCACCATCGTGCCACACGTTTTCCCAGTTATCGCCAAATCTTGTTTGTACTTCAAATTTCATTGCCATACCCTCCAAGTAGTTCGTTGATCGCGTTGATCTTGCGAGCTATGTCCATCAACTCTTCTTTACACTCAGCTTCGTGAATGTATAGCACCTCCATAATCCTGCTAAATGTTGGCTCATTTCAAATACCTCTTTCTAAAGTCGTTTAAAATATACATGTAGTCCGCCAGATCACTCTCTATATTGTCGTAGCTAGTGTAAAATCCGATAAATACATTCCTGTCCCTTTCTAAGTCGTCTATCCAGTCGAATGTAATACCAATCTCGCCATCGTCAGGCAGTTCGAGACTATCATTTTCTACATACTCCCATGCAGGTGTACAATACACCGTCCTGTTTGTTTCTACTTCCCAGCATACAGCTCCTGTATGCGTATCAACACTAAAGTCTTCGTCATGATCTGCGATCCCCTTGAGCAATAGGTTCAGGTAATCTCTTTTATCTTTTGGTGTCATTGTGGCTCTCCAATTAGGTTGTATACGTTCGGTTTGCGTTTAATAATAATCTCGGTCTTCGTTCATCTCTTCGTGTTGCTCCAGCAGTTGCTTTTCTATCTCTCCCAAGGTTTCCTCGTTTAAAACCAAGATAAGATCAACTCCGCTGTGTATAACAGCATAAATCTCTACTAGACCACGGTGTCCGTGGGTTAAAGCCTTCATGTAGTCTGGTGCTTCGTACGTGAAGATGACATCCATGTCTACCCCTGCCACCACGCAATCTGTTTCTATAGCGTCACTCGGTATTTTAAATTCGCTCATGTTTTTATCCTTGAGCTGGTGTTACCCAGCTCTGTTGAAATTAAGTTTTAATCTTCCCAATCTTTTAAAACTGCTTGTAGTTTTGGGTCTTTTACAGCAATATTGTCCTGAGTTTGACGCCATTCCATAGGGAATGTTTTTTCTAAATAATAGTCAAGCCATATATTAACGCTCCTCCTTTCATGGTGAGCTTTGTCTTTTAATATAGCGTAAGCCTTGCGAGATATAGCTACTGATATAGTTTTTTTAGTCATAAGTTATATATAATGTGTGTTAAGGAGTTGGTAATATATCAGACCTAAATAATAAGTCAAGTAGTTAATGTATGGCTAAAGAATATTAGTTTTAAACATCAATGTCAATATGTAAGCATCATAAAAAATAAAAATAATTTGCCCTACAGAATAAGAATCCAGGTTTCATGCAGGTTGTAGAGGTTTTCGCTGCTGAAAAAATAATTAATTAACTTAACAAGCTCTGCAAGTATTGTCGTACTGTATCTGTGATTGAAAAAAAGTGGTTTGTATGTGCGTTGAGAATTGAGTTGTACAAAATAGGGGTGTTGTCAATTGAGTGGGGGAATGTAGAGAGTATGCAGGGTGTGGGGGGGTGTTTATGGGGAATGATAAAATAATTTAAAATCTGAGAGAGTATTTATATTTAGATTGAAAAATTGGTAACTCCAAATAACCCTACTTTTAGTAAGGTTGAATTTTTAAAAAGTCTAGAATATATATATATATTTATTTTAATAATAATAATATAACTTAACAAATCCCCCAGCCCCAGCCCCTGCTGGGCATTGCCATCAAATTGCCAACATGCCTTTTTTGTACAAGCCGTTTTTAAACCTACACAACAAGCTTAGTTATCCCAAACAGATCGCAGACTGTAACCCCATAAAGTATAATTTTAAGCCGTGACGATCCCGCCTGATCCAATTGCCTGTGTGTTGACATAAAAATAATCGATTTAAGCCACGATAATCTCAAACCTAGGTAATGGCATTACTTTTTCTTTTTCGTGCAATAAAGATAGTGCTACAGCGTTAATTTGGTAGGTTGAGCAGGATATGACTGCTAAATATTGCAGGCACAAAAAAGGGGGCATATGCCCCCTTGGATCGGTTTTATTTGGTTTGCTTATCCAACTACGAAACCACTATAATCTTTTTTTGCTCTACCTTTTGCATATAATGCCACAATTGTATTTTTAGGGTCAATATGCCGTATGTCTGAGTCATCGCCATTTATAACGGGCAATCCTAAAAATGATTTAGGGATAGCAGATATTGATCTAAATACGACGGCTATACGCTCTTTTTTCTCTATTGCCATTTTAACAAAAGATTCATAATTTTTAACCCCGCTATAGCTGAATGTTAAATCGTAATTAACAGGGATGTTTTTTCTATTGGGTATTTTCGTATAGTCGTAAAACTGTATAGTTGGAAACATCGCCATAATGTTTTTGTACTCTATGCCATCATATGTAAAACTAATATTTTCCCATCGTTCATCAGTCGTGCCGTTCAATCTAACAATAGGAATAAACTTAAGCCTATCTGCTTTTCGTATTAAAGATTTTATATCTTTTGCTATTTGAGTCATAAACGATTGCTTATCAGCGTGATATTTTTTCGTCTTGTTTATCCTTGCTATTTGTGTTTTTGTAAATGCCCCCCTGCCAGCCGTGTTTAAACAAGGTTCATGACATTCGGCTATTTCAGCCATAGGACACATGTTTATACCAGCTAAATTATAAGGAGCTAAATATAATACCCCTGTTAAATAACCTTGTTTTTGTCCTTTAATAGTTTTTGGATTCTGATCTATATTTAAATACATAATAAGTACTCTCTTTTGTTTGAATTAAGTTATGCCATCCGTGGCGGTTTATTTATATTTTTTCTAGTTTTAAAACTGTGACGCCATGCCTACGGCATGTTTCTTTTATTGCTTGTTCTGGGGTGTCATATAGTTGAGAACATCCTAATTTAGATGACCATGACCATCTACCATCATCATAAGGACTAGATGATAAAGTGATTATTTCGTCGCTAAAATTAAAATGCGTATACTCTGGATATGGATGCTCTCCGGTAAGTTTAAAGGTTATTTCTTTTTTCATTATAATACTCTCTCATATAGTTAAGTTATCCCATAGGTTTCTTGCTCTCCATCCTTGGAGGTCTTCAGGTTAACACAATAAATAAATTAAAGCAAATAAATATTATCAATCAATTGAAACACGTTATGCAGCGTGGCTAACGTCAAGGCTCAGTCGCCTGGACTCCTCATGACTGCTCTGTAGACCCCACCCATGGGGGAACCCCCGCTCAGCGTTAACGTCCCGGCAGGTGCGCATAAACTATATTCCACTCACTTAATCCCAAAATTTCCATCAAAATCTCAAAACATAATTACCCCACAAAAACTAAGGTAAATCCCCCACTACAATCCCCCACAAAAACTACGTTTTCCCCAAAACACCCCCATGCCTTTTTTAAAACAAAAACCAAAAAATTTTATATAAAAATTTTCATTGACATCCCGTCCTGTATCCATTACGCTTCCACCATCTGAACTCCGAGTTCTGCGAACATGACAAAAAATAAA